CATCAATCGTCGAACTAACCCTCGCCCGACAAAACAATGAGAATAGCCGTACTGTGTTCTGGAAATGGTTCAAATTTTGAGAACATTGTGCGAACGTGTAAGAATGACGAAGTTGTGTTGATGATCCATAACAAAATCAAGTGTGGAGCAGCAAAGAGGGCAGATAAGTTCGGAATACCTCATTCTTACATTGATTCGACAGATGAGATCAACATGATCCGTCTTATTCAAGCATGGAACGTAGACCTGATAGTATTAGCAGGTTGGATGCGAATCGTTACAAAAGATTTCATTGATGCATTTCGTGGTAGAATAATTAATGTACACCCTTCTTTACTACCTAAGTATAAGGGGTTACATGCAGTACAGCAAGCAATGGACGCAGGTGAAACTGAGACTGGTGCTACTGTACACTACGTAAACGAAGAACTTGATGGTGGTGAAATCATCATCCAGTCTAAAGTACCCATTTTACATAATGACGACATTAAATCACTCACGAAAGCCATACAGAGACGTGAGTACGCAATCCTACCAGAGGCTATTAAACATGTTAAGTCAAAACTACAGGAACCGAATAGTGGATATCTGTTGCAGGATGATATCTACGGATGGGACGGTAGAATTAAAAGAAAGGATTTGGATGAACAAACTCTGCCAACACAATAAATCTGCGAATGCCCTAGCGGGTGCTTTATTATGTCCTGATTATATACCACATGACTATGAATAACCTCTGGAAGAATTACAGAGACGTATTATGGGAAACCTTTCCCGACTTTCAAAGACAACCCATCTGGGCAGACTGGACAGGCAAAAAAGGAACAAGACTTACAGCACAGGTATACACACATGATCACTTTATCAAAGCGAGGGAAGTTGACATCTGGGATGATACTACTTCTGTCTACAATAACATTCTTTACCCTAAAACTGGGAGTAACCTTCCCTGTTTTGGTATGGATCTTATGGGATTTAACGAAAATCGGGTAATCATTGTATTCGACTTTCAACATCCTGTAGAGAACTATGTGTATGAGGTAGAATCACTACCATACGCAGAGAAAGAGTATAGGTTCTTTGAGATGGGTAATCATTTCTCCAAGAACATTTACGTTAGATATTGTAAGGCATCAGAGGTGGACGACTACCTACCGATGTTCAAGACTTATTTGTTGTGGTATAAGCATATCATAGAAGAAGCACAACCATCTGGGTTCGATGCACACGAGACATATAGAGATTTTGACGCATATATGACACGTTTAGACCCTGTTGGAGGGTATTTGTCAGGAAAGTTTGGCAAAGAGAAAGCAGAGGGGCTTGTCAATGGTTTCCTTTTCTGCTATAATAAATAGTGTGTTGGGCGACGGTTCAACACAGGGAGTGACTGAATAAACTTACTGGCAAACGCTAGTTAAGGTGATGAGACACAGGTGGTGCTGCACCGAGAGGTGAATCGACTTACCAGTCGGGTCTCAGGCAAAGAACGTATTTTACACTGTAGTAATGCCCGTTCTTTTGTCGGTACACAGTAATCCGACCTCCCACCCTTCTTTTAGGGTCAATACACATAGTACACATTAATACGGAGAATACGTATGTCTTTTGCTTCACTTAAGAAGTCTTCTTTCCAAGACCTTCTCGCTAAAGCAGACACCCTCAACAAATCTGAGGCTAAGTCTGGACCTGACGAGAGATTATGGAAACCAGAAGTAGACAAAGCAGGTAATGGTTACGCAGTAATCAGATTTTTACCAGCACCCAATGGGGAAGACCTCCCATGGGCACAAGTATGGACACATGCCTTCCAAGGTCCAGGTGGATGGTATATTGAAAACTCTTTAACAACTTTAGGCAAAAAGGATCCTGTTTCTGACTTGAACAGGGAACTCTGGAATTCTGGTGGCGAAGGTTCTCCACAGAGAGCACAAGCACGTAACCAGAAACGTAAGTTAAACTATTATAGCAACATCTATGTTGTAAAGGATAGTGCAAATCCTGAGAATGAGGGCAAAGTATTCCTTTACCGTTATGGTAAGAAGATCTTTGATAAGATCATGGAATCAATGCAACCTGCATTTGAGGATGAAACACCAGTAAACCCATTCGATCTTTGGAAGGGTGCTGATTTCAAACTCAAGATCACCAAAGTTGCAGGTTTTTGGAACTATGATAAGTCTGAGTTCGATACTCCTTCTGTACTTGGAGACCTTAACGATAAGGATCTCGAAGGCATTTGGAAGCAAGAACACAGTTTATCTGCATTTACTGCTGATGATCAATTTAAGTCTTATGAAGAACTTAAAGAACGTCTTGACAGGACACTCAAAGCATCTTACCGCCCAGATCCAGAGGTGGAAGAAGAAGAGGTCGTTCCTACTGTCAATGTAAAAGACGGTGTAGTTCAAGGTGGTAACCACAGAACAACCATCCCATCCTCGAATGGAGAAGATGATACCTTATCTTACTTCGCTAAACTAGCGAGTGAAGACTAAAAAAATAAGACCCCTTCGGGGGTCTTTTTTTTTCTCTTTAAGAGGACATATTAATTTCTGCTGTTGTTAAACCAAGTTCCAACTTACCTTTATATGACAGTCGCATATAATAATTCTCTACAAAATCTTCAACAAATTTTGGTTTCACTAACTGTATACGTTCTTTTTGTGAATTAAGTTCCTCTTCAAATTGAAAGAATGTTCTTGATGCTACTGGATTTGCAGTAACAGTATTAGTTCCATCCCAATATACGATTTGAAATGTAGATGGTACTACTTTACCTGCAGGTACTATTATATCATTACCTCTTTTAACCTCAGTAGTAACATAGTCTTTAGTTGCCTGTGGATTATCATACTTGGAGTTACAATATTCTTGTAACTGTTGAGATGATCTTGGCCATTGCTCGTGAAAATTAGTGATATCATTTATTACCAACAGTACCCAGTTATAAAATGGGTTTTTATATAGTCTCAAAGCAATATCTTCTGGAGTTTCACCATCCTGTACAACATACTCATTAAACATGGAAACTGATCCCTTATACTCAGGTAGTAGTTCAGCACGTCTCCATATATTTTTAGCTACTAAAAATTTTGGATCAATTGATGATGTTCCAATGTTATACAATAAGTTGGGTAGTCTTCTTAGCATTAGTAACCTATCTCTGGATGATTCGCCATGTTCGATGCTCTAACAAATCCTTTATCAAGTTGATTATTAACTCTAGTTCTTGCACCTTCAAAGTCAACTCTAGTAAGAGCAGTAGTCTCATTAAATTTAAGTTCAACAGTAACAAGTGGAATTGAACCATCAAATACAGTATTAACTTGACCTAATGGTGTAGTGTTAACTCTCAAATCTGTTAATGCACATATTTTTGTCTTTGGCATAAAGGGATGCTGTATGGGTTCGTCAGCAACTTTAATTTCTATTTTTCCATCATTATTTACATTCTCATCAGTTTTAACAAACATAGGTTGTAAAACAAATACATCTGGAAATGTCAATAGGGTTGCAGAACCTTTACCATTTGCTGAACCAGGATGCATACCACGTTTGAACCATTCTATAATAGTCTGTATCTCTTGTGATTCATCTGGATTGCGAGCAGCAAAAGAAAAACTGAAACTAAATTCTCTCATTCCCATACGAGAGAACATTTGTATAGCATTTTCATTAGGTGCCATACCACCAAGACCAACGATGTTAGTCATGCTTAGCTCACCGTTAACACCAAATGGGTTGGTTGCCATCTGTGCACCTTGAGCCATGTTTTGTGCATATTCATCTGCATTAAAACCAGGTATATCACCTGCCATACCTGACAACTGTTGCAACTGACCCATTGAGTTTGTGTACAATGCACCAAGACCTGCACCTGCTAATCCCAAAGAAGCAAATTTAGCAAAGTTATCTGCTGCCATTGCCATCGTACCCATTTTAAATTCGTTACCCCAGTCGGCACGATAACCATATTGAAATTCTTCTGGCAACGCTACGTTTAGTTCTGATGCTTGTAATCCTTGTCTTCTTCTATTTAAAACTTCGTCCTTCTCATTCTTTAATGCGTTCCATGTAGTAGTAGTTCCGTTAGGAAGAGTTATCTCATTATCTCCACCAGGAACTTCGGTTTTATTTGTCCCATCAAATGCAAATACATCAAAGACATCCCACCAAGCATTTTCTTTCTTATTTTCAATACTATCATTTATCGTGTTCATACGGGAGTCAGAATCACCACCATCAACCCCGTTATAAACACCTGCCATAGTATTTGTTACAAGATTAACTGTAGTTGACATAACACCACTTCTTGCAAACGAACCTAATGCATCGTTTTGGTTCGCAGCAACTTTTTCTAAAGCTTCTTGATACTCATACTTCATTATTTTTAAAAATGAAGCATAGGGAACATCTGAAATACCACGAGGGTATTCTAATACGGCTTGCCCATTTTCTAGTTGGTCAGTATTTTCTGCCATTATCTATTGCGGTGAAATTTTTCCAATGGAAATTGACTCAATTTGGGTACATCTAGGTCATTTACTTCAAAGAAAATACTATCTGCATTCTTTGGTATGTAATAACGTAAAATAGATTGTGGAAATCTGTTGTTATTTATAGCACTTAATCGAGATTTTGCATTTACATGATGTAGGTTTGCTCCTAACACGTTCCCTTTCTTAAATTCCATCACTTGAATTAACGGGTATTGATCCCATGTTTTTAACTGATCTTTGAATTTAGGATCATATTCAAAGATATAATACTTACCTACAGATGGATTATCAGTAGCACCATCAAACAATGCATTGAATATCTCATTACGCATTGCTGACATAGAAATTTTCTTACCTTCTATAGATGCAAAGTATTCACTTAATTTCGAGTTCGCGTTCTGTAATGAGCTTGAACTTCCATCCTCTGTCGTCGCAGTATTCGATTGCTGATTCCCATTTTGCTGAGTTTGTGGCATATGTCATTACCTCCGAAAGATACGCTTTGGTTTTGACACGTCGAGGTTTGGGACACTTAGTTTGTTTGAGTGGTTTTACCTCAACGAGATATGATTGTATTTTACCGTTTGCTTCCTTGACCTTCATGTAGAAGTCTGGGAAGTATCGTCGCCATTTCTTTTGAACTGGATCTTTATATGGTATTATATGTTCTTCACTTGACCATTCGAGGACATTGCGGTTCTTATCGCAGTAGTCCATAAACTTTTTTTCCCACAGGGAACGGTATATTACCCCCGTAGGGTCACCCTTGTACTTGCGGTAATTTTTTACTTTGTATTTTCCTTTGTATGCCATGATAAATAAAGATGGTCACACCATATCCTATATTTATGTCTAAGGGATTAACGATAGAACAATTCAAGGTGAACGTGCTTAAACGTTCGGGTGGAATTTCATCGTCTAACTTATATCAATTTCTGATTGCCAATCCAGAAAAACCTGGACCAGGTCAAGGTTATTCTCTGGCAACTCATTTTAATGATAACCTAAACACTGGTGATTCTGGTGAAGGTCTCAAAAAAGATGACATGGTTAACTATCAGTTAAACATGTTGTGTAATGAAATACAGATACCTGGTGTTACTATGTCAGCTTCTGATGTCAAGATGCCCAATAAAGGTCTGATACAGAAAGTTGCATCTGCCAAAGTGTTCAATGAACTAGATGTTAGTTTTTACTGTGATGCTGATTCTTTGCCCTTTAAATATTTTAGATGTTGGCAAGATTACATTATTGGTGCTTTAGAAACACCAAGAGAAATGTATTCAAGGTCTCACCAGTTAACTACTAAACGTCAAACAGCATACGCACAGAGGTATTATGATCACTATACCTGTGACATGCAAATTAGAAAACTGGAGAAATACAACGTAAAGGATTTGAATAAAGATGGTAAGAGAGATGACTATAGAGTCGCTTTCGCAGTCAATCTTGTCAAAGCATATCCCTACACTGTATCATCAATACCATACTCTGCAGGTCCTGCTAACCTTGTAAAGGTTACTGTTGGATTTTACTATGAGTATAGTCATTTAATTAACGATTAATCATGCCATTACCTGAAATTGTTACGCCAACGTATACGTTGACGGTGCCTTCTACAAAAAAGAAACTTAAATATAGACCTTTTCTTGTTAAGGAACAAAAAACATTAATTATTGCTATGGAGCAACAAGACTCCGAGCAGACGCTAGAAGCGATAAAAACTGTACTGAATAACTGCATCATCACTAAGAACATAGTTCTTGAGGATATGGCTCTATTTGATATAGAGTATATCTTCCTTCAAGTTCGTGCTAGATCAATCAGTGAAGAGATTGAAATGAAAGTCACTTGTCCCGATGATGGGGAGACAGAGATCAACGTATCATTCTTAGTTGATGATGTCAAGGTACATTTTCCTAAGGGACATACAAACGTATTCAAGATCAGTGATGATATTACTGTAGAGATGAAGTATCCAGATATGGAATACTTTGCTGCTATCACATTTAACCAAGATAAGGTTGATCCTTATGAGTTAGTTGGTAAGTGTATTAAGAGAGTGTATGTTGGTGAAGAACCAACAGGATCATTTTCTCCAGAGGAAGCAAAAGATTGGATAGAGACTCTAACCAATTCACAGTTTGGAATGATACAGGAATTCTTTAACACTATGCCTTCACTTCGTCATGTACTTAAGTTTAAAAACCCTAAGACACAGGTACAAAATGAGGTGGTAATTGAAGGTCTTGCTGATTTTTTCGCATAGCCCTCTTCCATGAGGGCATGATGAACTTCTATCAAACGAATTTTTCGTTAGTTCAGCACCATAAATATAGCTTGACTGATATTGAAAATATGATTCCGTGGGAACGGGATGTATATGTAAACCTTTTATCTTCTCACTTACAGAAAGAAAGAGATCGAATAGAAGAGCAACGTAGAAAACGCTAATGGCACAAGCAACCATAGAAGACTTAGCTGAACAGCTCACTGAAGTGAGTGATAAGTTTGTTGCGTCTTTTCAGAACACTATGGAGATTGAGGATCAGTTAACATCTTTCCTCAGAGGTAGACAGAGATGGTATGTTGGTACACAACAAAATTCTCAAACTGGTTCTACTGAAGCACCACCAGTACCAGTAGAACAAGCAGCACCTCAACAAGCTGCACCAACAAAAAAACGTAGGTGTCCCAAACCTCGACGTGTTAAAACTAGTGAGAAAGAAGGATTAACAACAGCTCAAAAACTTGGAATTGTTGCTGGAGTTGGTTTAATTGTGGCTGGAGTAGCAATTGCACTATCAGATGGTCCTCAACCTGGTCCTGCTGATGCTATTGGTTTACCTATTATAATACAAGGGGCTAATAAAATTGTACCCTTTATAAGAGTATTAGCTCCTGTTGGTTTAGCGAAAGGTGGATTAGTTACTAAACCAACTAGAGCACTCATAGGTGAAGCAGGTCCAGAAATAGTCGTTCCTATGCATAAATTTGGTGAGACTATTAAGGACATATACAAGCAATCAGCAAAGGCATTGTTAGAAGCAACGGCTGGATTCTTGGCTTCACAACCAAACAACACATCAAAAGGAAAGTTATTAGGAGAGATTAGTAAGTTAAAGGCTGCGTTTGGGTTAGGTGCACTCAAGCTCAAACAAAGTAAGTTTGGACTACGAGCACCGATAAAGTGGTGGAATAAAGGTAGAAACGAACGTGTAATAGATGAGAACAATGCATCATGGTCTGAACTTCTTGAAGATGATATGGCTCAGAGAGGTCAGTCAGACGAGAGTTTTGCTGCTGGTGAAGCACCTCCATTATTAGGTAGACCAGATCAAGCATTTAATCCATTCCGACCTGCAGAGAAAGGAGGACCAGGATCAGGTCCAACACCTGCAGTTAGACAAGCATTTGAAAGACCTGTTAGAGGTTTGATGAATCTTGGTAAAGGTGCTGCTGGTGCTATAGGTGGTTTTGGTAAGACACTTAAAGCAGGTATGGATAAGATGAGAAAAGCAATACCTGTACCACGTGGTAATGGCAGAGATTTATTCGGACAGAAAATTGAATTAAATCCATCTACAGAATCAGGATGGAAGAAAGCAGTTGCAGCTGCAGCAAGAGATGGTGTTGATTTGCCTGGTGCAGTTACTTCTGCATTTAGAAGTAATGCAGAACAAGCAGAACTTGTAAAGAATGAAGATGATCCTAGGGTTATCAATCCTGCACCTGTAGGACAGTCACCACATCAACAGGGATGGTCTATTGATATAGCTGCAGAGTCACCAGCTAACCAATGGATGCAAAAAAATGGTAAGAAGTATGGATTTGAATGGGAAGGTCCTACGGATCCAGTTCATTTTGACTTTAAGACTAATGAAAGCAGAACTAAGTTTTTACAGCCTGGTACACAAGGTGCGAAACCTGCAGCTGAAGGTGCTGCTAAAAATCTTGGTGGTAAGTTACTAAAAGGAGTACTAGGGATAGGTAAGAAACTAATAGGTGATCCAGTTGACATACAATCAACAGAAGGAATCACTTCTCCTGAACCTTCTCCTGAACAGACTATGATCAATGAAACACCAGTTGAACAGTCTACCAAAAATGGCACAACAGTAGTACCAATAGCTGCTCCAGTGGTAATACAACAGACACAAGTTGTACCACTTCCTCCACAGGATTTGGAAAAATTGGATCCTGAAATAAAACGTTATTATGTTGTGGATCAGTTCTCTAAGGCTACGAGAGTAGAGATGGCATATGTATAAAGATAAACTGCAAAAGACTATTCATGGTTTAAACCTTAAGTTTGAAGGTTTAACTGAGTTACTTGAGAATCGTAACTTACTTCTTAAGGTACTCATGAATAAGGAAATGCGTGAGGATTTCTTATTGTCTGAAAGATTACAGTCATTGGATGAGGTAGGTGGATATGATGTAAAGGCAATGAATCGTAATGTGGATCTTAGTCCCGTTAACGAAATGGTGCCCCCGTTAGACATCAGGCAACCAGGTGATGAAGTTGAAGAAGAGGGTGAAGTACCATTTAAGGAGGGTGGTGCTGTTGGTATCAATCCTGTTATTGACATTTCTGCAATAAACTTAGGTTCTGAACCAATGGGTGAATCACATGAATCATTGGAAGATAGTAGTGCCATTGTACCATTAGATAAGGCATCAAAGGCAATAGTTCAAGACTTTGAGGTAGATAAGAAATTTAAGAAAGCATTTCAATCAGCAATGATGTTGCCATCCAAGGCAGCTGCTGCAAGTTTGATGGATACTATGTCTAAGACTCCATCACAGGGTGATGGCACTACTATAATCAAGAAAAATCTATCCGTACTACAGACAGCATTTAAACTTCCTACACCTGAACCAACAGAAGATGAGACTAAATCAGAGTCAGAACAACTTGATGCAGAGGAACTAAAGAAAAAACGTGACGACTGGAAAGATACTACTGAAAAAGAAAGAAAAAAGGATAAAACAAATAATCCACTTCAGTTAGGTCTTAAGATATTGATGAAGAAAGCATTCTCGGCAAGAGCTAATGCGAAAGCTGGTGGTGCTATGGTTCCATCAGTTGCTACTGGTGATCCATTGATACCAGAACCATTCCCTATGATGGGGTATAGTGGATCTATGGTTGGTGATGGTGAAACAGAAAATAAAGGAGGTTTCTGGAGCAGACTCAAGAGTGGTGCTAAGAAAGCATTTGATATGACACCTATGGGTATGGGTGTGAAGATGCTTGGTGCTGCTAAGGATAAGTTCCAGAATGTCATGCAGAATGATAAGGTGAAAGGATTCTTAGGTGGTGTTGGTAACTTTGCCAAGAAAGCATTTAAGTATACACCTTTGGGTATGGCAGTTGGTGCTGGTACTTCAATTATCAATCAAATTAGAGGTGGTGATCAAACTAACCTAAATGAACTAACAGAGAATGTGATACAAGAACAGGATGCAAAAGTACAGGCACAAAAAGATATTGCTTTTAATCCAATTCCACAAGAACTCCGTAAACCTCAGAAACCATCCCCTAGTAAATCTACCTCTATGGATCAAGGTGGTAGTGAAGCTATCCCCAAAATCAAGTATAGTCCATACTTTGATGAATATACAGTAACAAGTCAGTTCTAATGGTTGATACTAAATCAAATTTTTCTTTAAGGCATTTTGTCATCAGTTCACCTTCAATGGAGGAACCAGTTTCTTTGACGATGAATCATGTACTGTATATGAAGTATACAGAGGATATTCGTAGTGCGTCAATAAGATTGGAAGCACAGATAACTGATAGTGATGCTGGTATCGTATCAACATTACAAGGTATGGAACCTGTATTCGTTGGATGGGAAGATACAGAAGAACCAACTACTAACTTCTATCAGATTAATGGTGTCATATATGATATACAAGATAGATCATCTAAAGATGGTAAGTCTAAAGCTACCTTATTAATATGCACATATGATCTCATAAACAATGCTGCTACTAAATTATCCAGAAGATTTGGTAAAGGTGGTGGTAAAAAAATCCATGAGATTGTGAAGACTGAAATATTGAAAGACGTTCTTTACACAACCTATGACATTAATGTAGAAAAGACAGCAAATAAATTCTCATTCATATCACCATACTGGTCACCATATACTATAATCAAATGGTTATGTGCAAAGAGTATTCCAGAAATGAAGAGTAGTGGAAAGAATGCTTCGGCAGGTTATTGTTTCTTCCAGAACAAGAAAGGATATAATTTCCTATCATATGATTCATTCTCCCGTGCAAAACCTGTTAAAAAATTAGTGGTGGGTCATGAACCAGAAGAGGGTGAAGATCCAGATAAAGATAAGGGAATCATACCAATCCAAAAGTTCTCGGTTACAACAAGTTTTGATGTATTAAAAGGTCTTAATGTAGGATCATTTAATAGTATGGTCATGACTTTAGATGTAAAAGACATGCATTACGTAGAACATCCTTTTAATATAACTAAATATTACCAAGAAGTACCTTTAATGAACCCTAATTTTAAGGCACCAGAATATTATAGTAAGTTTGATAGGGACAATGCACACACTCGCATTATGTCTAAGGTTATGGATACTGCATTGTTTACTGAAGGTACATATACTAAGGGAATGACAAAACAGTTATCGCAGTCATCACTTAGAGAAAAATTATTTTATGCAAAATCAGCAGAAGTAGAATATATTGGTACTAACGAACTCACAGTCGGTGATGTTGTGGAGGTGTTAGCATTTAAAGGTAAGGATAGAGAGACAGATTATGATAATAGTGGTAAATATGTTATTGGTCGAGTCGAAAAGCAATTCCTATCACAGGATGACAAGATGAGCACTAGATTAATATTATATACAGATAGTCCTGGTTCATTCCCAGAAATGGAGGGTGGAACATGAGCGAAGGTAACGCTAATTTTATAGGTAAAGATGGCTTCAACTGGTTCGTCGGACAAGTTGAGAATGATGGTGCTGGTCATTTTGCAGCTGACCTTGCCAAAAATCTTGCTGGTTCTGCTGCGAATATTCTTACTAACTATACAGCACTAGGGATATTTGGTAAAACAAACATTGATTGGGACTGGACAAATAAGGTCAAGGTCAGAATCATGGGCTATCATAGTCCAAGTAAAGCAGAACTACCTACCGAGGAACTACCATGGGCGTTAGTTATGATGCCCGTAACTCATCCACAGAGATCTGGTATTGGTTCATTACATCAATTACAAATTAACAGTTGGGTAATTGGTTTCTTCATGGATGGTGCTAATGCACAAGTACCTATAGTCATAGGTGCACTTGGAGATGAAAACCCACAGTCAGGTTATGGTTCTGAGGGTGGTACTCAAGTAGGTTTCGATCAATTATCTGCACCTACCTATGATGAGAAGGTACATGGTAGTGAGGGTAGTAGTGTTGGTGGTACTGGTAGTACAGTAGAAGATAATCCAGAAACAGGAGTAGAGGAAGAACCAAAAAATAATGATGGTATAGAAGAAACAGAAGGTGAAGAGACTACTAAGAACCCTCGTGGTCCTGCAGAACCACAAACACAAGCACAGGTTGAAGCAGAAGAAAGGAAATGTGTTACTGTACAGATAGGTAATGGTAAGTGTGGTAGTGAGACTTCTACAAAACTAGAAGGTCCTATGGCAGAGTTCATGAAGTTTGCTCGTGGTGTAGAGAAGAATGAGATAGATGAGTTTATTGATAAAAGAACAGGTGATGTTGTTGATCTTGAAGAGAAAATTGACAAGACTACCAATAGAATTCAGAGAAAACTCAACGGGTTACTAGGTAACATTAAGGGTGTTGTCATGGAAGATGTCAACAAGATGGTAAAGGAAAAACTTGATGGCAATAACACACCCAACCCAGACCTAGATGATGAAGTTAAGAAAGATCTTAAGAATGTTGGTGACCTTGTATCATGTCTTTTTGAGCAGCTGACCGATGAGCTGAAGGACTTTATCAAAGGTATGCTCAGTGATCTATTAGAGAACGCACTTGATAGTGCATTATGTCTTGTTCAGAAGATGATTAGTGACATCATGGGTAAGGTCATGGAGAAGATAGAAGCTGGACTTGATATGTTGAAAAATGTCGTAGGTTCTATCAAGAATAAGGCTCAGGAGATTCAAGGTTTATTGAGTAAAGTTCTTGAGTTTATAGATCTATTTTGTGATGGTGCAGTATCATGTGCTATTGGTGCATCAACATATGAGACATGTCATGGTCCTAAGGCAAAAGGTAATGATGCCAAGCAGAAAAACGTTGATCAGTATCCAGTTAAACCACCTAAAAGTGGTGAGGTTGTTGGTAATGGTAAACCTAAGAATGGTTACGTACCGTTCGTAAAGGATGGTAAGAAACAAGTATTTGATACTAAGAGTGGTGCTCTTGTTGATCTGAACAGTGAGGCAGGTAAGGCAACTGGTATAACTGAGAAGGATTTTGATACACGAGGACCTCTAGAGAAGTTTGAAAGCTTGAATTTTTATGATAGTGATGGTAATATACAGTCAGAAGCACTCAACTGTAGCAATACTATCCTGAATAAGAAACCATGTTTCCCTGAATTGGTATGGGATAACTTACAGGCAACTACACCAGTTAAAGCACTACCTATTATAGATGACATAGGCCAAATACTTGGTGTATGGATGAAGAACAAGGGATCTGGTGTTAATCGTGAAGCAAGAGTTAGAGCTCAATTTACATGTAATGAACCTGAGGGTGGTGGTGCAGTATTGAAACCTAACATAAAAGAAGGTAAAGTAGATTCTATCACAGTGAAGAAGGGTGGTATTGGATATGGATTTGATCCTGCTGATACATTCTGTCCTAAAGAACAGTATACTGCTCTTATATCAAAACAAGGTTTAGTGCAACATTTGGAAGATGGTGATATACTAATGTTAGTATCTGATGCAAATGGTGTTGTAAATGAAACTTCTCCTGATATTTTACAGGTAATTGATGTTGACCATACTCCCACACACATACAGATTGCTACCATTGATCCTAAGGATAACTCTAAGTTTGAGATTGGTATGACAGTCAAGACTAAAAAGGGACATCAATTTGTATTGAACTTCCAAAACAAAACTCCAGAACTTGTTGTACCAGGTCAGGCAAAGGCAGTCTATGCTAATTGTGGTGATTTAATACCTATAATTGATAATATAGTTACTGAAAATGTTGGTAAGAACTATGTTAATCCTGTTATTACAATAGGTAGTGGTGATAAAGAGCAAGTTATCGGTGAATATACTACCGATAAGGATGGTAAGTTGGTTGAACCTAATATAACTACTAAAGTCCTTGGGTTTGTTAAACCTAGGGTTAGGGATTTAGGTACAACAACTCAACGTGCTAGGGGAACTGGTGGTTTATTATCACCAATATACAGTTTCAATGGACCTAGACAGGTTAAGGAAACTGGTATACTAGAACTACAGACCTACGTAGATTGTGTAGGACACCCAATGTTAGAATAATGGCGGTTAATTTATTTAATGGTGGTTCGATTTTAAATAATCTTCTACCTAGAATCAAAATCAGATATCCCTTTAACTTTGTAGAGATCAGTTCTGCTGGTCATGTACTGGAGAGGAATAATACTAAGGAAGGTGAACGTTTTCGTTTGATTCATGCATTGGGTAATACCATTGATATGGATGAAAAGCGAAATACAAACATCATTTCCTACAATGATTTAATAGTATTAGCTGACAAAAATGTTGTAATTAGGTGTGGTGAAGATCCCGAAACAGATAAATTATGTTTACAGGTGATAGGTGACGTTAATTTGTATGTCGAAGGTGACATGCATACTGAAGTCGA